CGGGCCTTAAAGATGGTTTCAGGCTTCCCGGCAATCATCAGCACTTCAGCCATTATTCTTCACGCTTCTTCCGGGTACGGCGGGGCGGGTTGGCATCCGTCTTGGGTGCGGCTTCCTCTGCCGGGGCCTTGGGGCGATCCCACAGGGGGCAACCATCGGGGCCGCCTTCCTTGTGGCAACGGTGGCCAGCGTCAATGGACGGGCAAAGGGGGATTTCCGGGTTCTGGTCATGCTGTTTGAAAATGCGATCACCGTCCGGGCATTTGGGAAGATCGTTCCAAGGCGGGGTGTCACCGGTGGCCGGTTCAGCAACGGTATCAGGATCACCACAAGCCGCCTTTGCCGCATCTTCAGCCGGGTCATAGTTGTCAGCCGGGGGCGGGGTTTCAGCCTTGGCCTTTCTGCCCCTTCTGCTGGGCGCTGTGGTGGCCGTGTCGGTGGTTTCGGGTGCGGGGGTAGCCGGGGTATTGCCGCCACGCTTCACGGCTCCTGCGGCCTTCTGGTTGGCTTCCTCGTAGACTTCACAGAAAGCATCATAGGTCAGCGGGATTTCCTTATCACGGACAGTCAAACGGCCACCGCCGAAGATCACTTCAGAAGTCTTGAAAGACAGCACCCGTTCATCATCGTCCGCCACGATACGGGCCACCAGATCAACCATACCGGCCACCTTGTTTGCCACCTTATCCTGAAGGTTCGGCTTGATGGAACTGATTTTATCGCCGCCCTTGCGGGTCAGGTCACGGCTTCTGTCCTCATGGCTGATCAGGATGATGTTTTCATAGTCCAGATTCACAAGCCGCTTCAGGGTGTTCAGGAACTCGCTTCTGACCATATCCCACGCACGGAAGGAATCATCAGATTCATGCTTCCAGCCCTGACGGTCACAGATGTAAACCCGGCACGATTCATAAACATCTTCCAGAAGGTCAACCACGATGGTTCGGAAATCGTTCTGTTTCTTTTCCAGTTCGGTAACGGCATCCGTGAACACTTCATAGGCCAAACGGCGCTTGGTGATACGGCCTTCCACCGTAACGGTGTCACGAATGGCGATATAGGGGGCATCCACAAACTTGATGTTGCCATCCGTGTTCAACATCAGGGGATCGGGGAACTGATTGGCAAAGAAGGTTTTGCCGCTGAAGGGTGCGCCGTAAAGCCACACAACCTTCTTCTTGGTGGCGTTCAGGTCACGGCGTTCATTCTTGGGAAGTAACATATAATCCCATCCTTTCTGACAATATTCTTCATACTCACACCATCCGCAAAAATGGTTTGGGTTCTTGGGAAAGTCTGTGGCTTCAACCATGTGCTTCACATCGGTCAGGAAGTCCACAATTTTCATTGGGTTGTACTGAACCGGCATCAGCGTTGGTTCAGCATCTTTCAAGGCCGCTTGCAAGCGGTCACGGAATTGGGAAAGGGTTTCGGTGCTTTTCTGCCTGATCTTTGCCTTGGGAACAATCAGGAAATACATATTCCTGATCCGGTGGCCCGGATGGGTCAGTTCATACCAATATTTGTATTCGTGAAGCTGACCGGAAACGGCGTAGTTCTTGGCGTTGTTGGAATACTTGAAATCGTACAGATCAAACGCTTCAAATTCATTCAAATCTTCACCGGTGATCAGGCCATCCAGCTTCAGGCCCTTCCCCACGGGAACCAGATAATCCATAAAGCCGATGAAATCAGCGTTCCCAATGGGCAATTCAAAGGTTCCGCCCGGTGGCAACATGGCCTTTGCCTTGGGAATCATGGCTTCCAGCTTCATCATTTCATGAATGTGATCATCCGTCAGAACCGGGAAGCTGTTCTTGTAGAAGTCAAGGGCCTGTTCAACCCCTTCTTCAATGCCGGTGTGAAGGGCGGTGCCAAGGATCAGGGCGTTGTCTGCGTCCGTGTTCGGAATCGTGTCTAATCCATCAACATATCGCAACCGATATTTGAATGGGCAACGATCAAACACTTCAACCCGGCTATGGGAAAATCTTGTGGACACGATTTCACCCCCTTTATTATGTCTTTGAATGTGTCAAACCCTTGTGGGTATAGCACCATTGCTATTCCGCCGCTATTATTGATTTGGCGAATATTCCGCTTCTGAAGCACAGATGGGGTTCCATTGGTGGCCTTCAGCTCTACTTCAAGGGCAATGCCCTTCACGGTGATCCGCATATCGGGAAGGCCGCTTTTCACATACCGGCTTCCACCCCAACGCTTTTCATAGAAGCCACAGGGCGGGGCGCTCATGCGGTCAACAGGTTCACCCAAGGGATATATCCCTTCAGCTTCCAGCCACTTCTTCAGGCGGTTTTCAAAGTTCTTTTCACCGGCCATCAGAACCCCTCCCAAGATACGGCTGAATACTCTGCATCCGCTTTTTACACCGCTTACAGATGTAATGATAGAAGGTTGTGGAATCTCCACATCCGGTTCCACCATCGAAGTGATAACCGGTGCTAACCCAATCATGCTGTTCACACGGGCAAAGGATTTCTTCAAGTTCTCTAATCCGTGCGGCTTGGGCCAGCAATTCCCTTTTCCTGTTATTGAACATTGGCTTCACCCTTGCCGCAGTAGGCGATTTCCGGCCCCTGATCAGAAAAGTTCAACCCAAAAGCAACACACCCAAAGCGGGTATCAAGATCGGCCCTATCATCGAAGGGGAAAGTTTCACCGCCAATAGAAGTGACCATCAAGCCTTCAGGGATCAGCGGAACCACCCACAAGGGGAACAGATATAATTTTCCGTGTTCATCCCATCGCAAAAATCTCAATTCCCTTGCTTCTTCAAGGGTCAACTTGGTAATGTCAAGATTCTTCTTCAAAGACTTGTAAAAGGTGCTGAAGGGCTCAGTTTGTTCCACAGTACGGCTCCAAACGGGCTTTTCACAAACCCGATTTACAAGCCATGTCAGGTGGTTCATAACTTCATTGGTCATTACTGCCCACCGCCTTTCAGGGTGATCTTCACATAACCGGCCTTGGCGGAAGTCTTGGAACACTCGGAAGCAATGTCCGGGTATTTCTTCTTCAGCTTGGCGGAATCAATGCTGGTGGCATTGGTGGGCTTCACAAGGGTAAGGTTCAGAACATCGGATTCAAACTTATCCACGCCGAACTTCACCATTGCTTCATACAGCTTGGCCTTCATTTCCTTTTCCTGATCCTCAATGGCCTTCTTGTGGGCGGTCAGGGAAGCAATGGCGTTCAGGGTGGCAAGCTGGGTGTTCTTGAACTCCTGAAGGGCCGTTTCTTCATCGAAGGTGGCCGAACCACAGGCGTTCGGGTTTTCCTGACAGGAATCAGGGCAAGTGTGGAACTCCGGGCATTTGTGGCAACACCCATCGAACTTTCCACGGGGGCAAGCATTTTCGCATTTGATCATTTTTCTGGTTCTCCTTTCAGATAAACATTCAACTGCTTCAGGCCGAAGGCGGAAGCGGCTTCATGGTTGTCAAAATAAATGTCGATCTGGTTTTCACCGTATTTGTCAATCACCCATTGGGCGGGGCGATCCTGAACGATGTATTCACCTAAGCCTTCCACTTCCACCACGGTTCCCAAGGGAAGCGGGGAAGCACAGGAAACACCAGCCTTCAGTTCCACACCAGCGGCACCATACACAATGCCGTTGGGCCGGTTCTTGGCCCATTCGCCGCAACACTTTTCACAGGAACAATAGGCGGTAACTCTGAAACTGCCCAACAGCACCGGTTCAGGTTCGGCGGGTTCTTCCACCAGCGGGGTTTCCACCGGCTCCAAGGTCACATCCGGGGTCACGGCGGTAAGCTGATCCTGTTCAATGGTGGCATCCGGGGCGGGTTCTCTGACGATTGCAGAACAGCGCCCAAATACGAAGCCCATTGCAAGGCCCATCAGAAGGGCCACAAGGAACATCCGCCTGAACCATTGATCACGGGCTTTGCGGTGCTGTTGCCGCTTGCTCATACTTTCTGAATAGTTCATCGGTATAGTCCTTTCTCATTTCCAAAGTGGAAAGAATATCTTCTTCAACCGTTCCCGGACAGATCATCAGGTAATAGAAACAGGGCCGTTCTTGCCCAAGGCGGTGAATACGCTTTTGGGATTGCTCCCACAGTTCAGAACCTTGGGGAAGGCTGAAGTAAATGATTTTGTTGGCAAGCTGGAAGTTCCCGCCCATTGCACCGGCCTGATACTGAATGAAGGTAATGCTGTTGTGCTGGTATCGGTAAGCATCCAAGTTCTTTTCTTCACCGGAAAGAACAGACACAGGCCGGTTCAGGCCCTTGGCAATCCCCTTCAGGCGTTCCATTTCTTCCGTGAAGTTATAGAACACAATCAAGCGATCTTCCGTGCTGTTCGCCAAATCCCGGAAGGCTTCATAACGGGCCGGGTTGTATAGGCCGCAAAGCTGACGGGCATAAAGGCGGCGGGTCAAGCTGGTATCGCCAATCAGTTCCCGTTCACAATGGGCATTGGAACCGTAGAAATCCGCATCCAGTTCAAATTCACCATGGTTGACACTATCAATCGCAACATAGCGATCATTCCAGAACTTCCAATAAAGGGGTGAAGGGCGGGTTTTGACCTTGATCCAGTTCCGTTTTGGAAGGCTGATCCCGGCCTGTTCGGTAGTCATGAAAACGGCCCCATGTTCGGCCAGCTTCATCTTCAGCCGGTCAACATTCTTATAGCCGGTAATCTGTTGCCGCCAAAATCCATCGGTTTCAACCCATTCCGTTTGAATGTACTGCTTCCAGAACAGTTCTTTTGAAATCTTCCACCCCAACAGTTGGCATTGGCTCCACAGGTTTTCATACTTGCCGCCCGTGGGGGTGCCTGACAGAAGGATCACATTATCCGGTTTCAGCCCAAGAATGAACTTTGACCGTTTGGCGTTCTCGTTCTGGATCAGGGAACTTTCATCCAACATCAGCGTGAAGCCGGTCAGGGTTTTCAGCACATTCCGCCTGAAAGTCAGTTCGTAGTTGATCACGCCAATCATCAGAGTTGGAACTTCATGCTGAACCTGTTCAAAAAACCATTTGAAGGTTTTGGGGTTGGTCAGGTCGAACACACAATTCCGGGTGTAGTGGTCTTGAAAATGTTCAATCCAGTCTTGAACTTTTGAACATTGGCACACCACCAGATTGATCCGCTTGTTCAGCTTCATCATTTTTTCGGAACCAACAAAGGTTTTCCCAAGGCCCATATCAAGGTAATAGGCCACCCGGTTCTTCCCCTCGGTTTCATCAAGGGCCTGTTGTTGGTGCTGAAACAGGTTAATCATAATCATTCCACCGCCGTTTCAGTTCAGCTAACAGTTCATCGGTACTGAAGTCTTGAATGGATGTTTGAACAGGGGCTTCAGGTTTGCCCATTCTGTTTCCATCCCGCACATCAGATAAGCCAAGAAGAAAATCAGTTGAAACACCAAACATTTCAGACAAAACCATAAGGCCGGGGATTCTCGGAAAAGCCTTTCCAAGTTCATAGTTACGAATATTGGATTCTGTTTGATCCATTCGTTCTGCAAGCTGAACTTGGGTAATGTGATGTTCTTTTCGCAAGATTTTCAGCCGTTTTCCAAATGCGTTATCCATTGGGGGGGGG